TGCTGATTGTAAGTGGTATTAGCTAGGCCTTCTGCGTAGTTGGCGGCCCCCTTCAAGGCGGCGCCAGAACTGCCAAGCCCCTGCGCCGCAAACGCATTTTGCGTGCTTTCCAACCCTTGATTGAGCGTGAATCGGTAGCCGGGCGTTTGTTTTAGCCAATTGAGGAGTCGGCGCCCTGCTACCGGCGTGCCTGTCTGGCCGCCTGGTCCCATCATGCCAAGCGGATTGAACTGCAATGGATATCGCGCACCAAGAACATTCCCAGTCGTGCCTGTCATCCCCAACAGATCAGACAAGTTGTTGACCGCTGATGTACCAGCCGTCATAAACGGGGAAAGTTGACTCTCGATTGTTTGAAATTCACTCTCTTGGAGCTGTTCAGATTGTTGTGCCGCCTGCGCTTGTATCTTGGCCGCTTTGGTGGCCGCATCAGATCCCATAATGCCGCCAAACAGGCTGCCAACACCTGAGATACCACCGCCAATCAGAGCCGCAGTCGGCGCACTAATGCAGGCCATCCTACTTCTCCAAATCGATCAAATACACTACCTCTGTCTTCTTTCCCCCCAGCCTCCGCAACAGCTTGTCCATTCCCGCATCATGTATGCTCCCCACGGCCCAAAAATGCGGGAATGCCCTCTTCACGCCAATCTCTCTCATGTGTTGCAACGTCACCTTCAAAAGGCGCTCGCCTGTGCTGTGCGCCCGATGCGCAGGCTCAACATACCATGCACCTTGAGTCGCAATCCTGGAGATCCTGTCGGTAAGGTCCGGCGACAAATACCAGATCAAGTAACCTACCAGTTTGCTGTCTTCTCTGGCACACGCACAAACCAAATTCCCTGCGTTCTCAATCACTTCGACCATCTCTGGAAACGGATCAAACGTCCAAGGCACACCTAGCTCTCTGTGGTGTGCTTCCATCAACGGCTTTGCCTCTGGCCACAATTTGGCCCAGCCGCAAATTTCAACGGATGTCACTGCACCAGCCCCTTGTTCAATTCTCCAACCTCTTGCCTCAATTTGGCAAAGGCTCCCTGTTTTTCTCTAATTACCCTAATCCGAGCACTCATATCGATCTGGATGTTCTGACCGCGGAAGTGCTCCCACCGATCACGGAGAAGTTGAACACCCAGGCAATGATGACAGAGGTTGTCGAGATAATTGTAATCGTCCAAGTCGGAGTAGTTGAGCAGAAGGGTCCCCGGTTGGCTGGCAATTTCACAAAGCAACTCATCGCGGTCCCAAAGCTCGTCCATCGACATTCTAATGCCAAAATTCCTCAGGCTCCGCTGGACATCCCTCTTCCTTCGCCTGACAACAGCAAACTTCGCTTCTGGGAACTCCCGTCGAATGATCCGCCAACCAAGTGCCGACCCTGTCTCAACCGTGCCGGTTAGCGTTTCATCTGCAAACATCTCAAGAAAATCGTCGATCGTATCGCAGTTAACAACAACATCATGACCAACCACAGCCGGCGGAATCGAGAGAAGCTTGCTAAGCCAAGCCGATCGGGATCTTGGAAGGGTAAAGATAAAGAACATTAGCCTGTCCTTACCCACTGGCTGCCTGACCACATTAACCTGACAAAACCCCAATTGCTCGCTATCGAGTAAAACGTTAGCCCGGTGATAAGACTGCCGTCGCTAGTATTGATAAGAATGTTGTTCCTGCCGGCTACTCCCCCAGCGTCAGAAACGACAAACTCATCCCCTTGGATTGGTCCGGTCGGCAAAGTTCCTATAATGATCCCCCGAGTCGAGTCCACCAGATACGTCTGCGTCGGAAGTACCATCTGAAAATCAGCTTCCGCCAACACTACATTGGGAACAGCAGTAGGCTGATAGTTGAGGTAGCCTAGCAGTGTGCTTGATTGGGCGTTGTAAACCTCAACAATATTTTGTCCTTCGATGGTCAAAAAGGCTGCAACTTGATCGAGGGCGTTCTTGCTAAGACCGGAGGCGGACCACAGCGAATAGAGAAGTTGGTGCCAGGCCGGCTCGATTATACCATCTTTGTCGATAACAGGGGTGAAGTTGCTTGGAAAGGGAACGTACTGTTGATGTGAGAGGGCTTGCTGCTGTGGTGTCTGCGGGTCTTTCTGGATGTTTCTCATGACTGCTCAGGCGTCCCGTTTAGCCAAGCCCCGTTTAGGCTGACTTGCCCGGCAGCCGACCAGCTTACCTCAAATACCCGCCCACGGCTAATTCCTGTACGAAGGTAGAGCGGCCAAGTCATATATTCTCCGGGGGCTCCAAGGGATTGGAAAACTGTTGGGCCAAAAGTTCTGCCACGATCGTCGGACATACGGACGCCAATTTGCGCAGGATTGCCGCTCGCATCCAGCGGGGCAAGACCACACTCAACATCCAACTCAAGGCGGTCATAACTTACTCTCCTCCCATCAATTTCAACAATATTGCCATTGCCGATTTGAGCCCTCCCAAGATGCGGGAACGTCCTAACACAGCTGATAGGCCCCGAGACTCCCGCCACGTCGTCGGTGAAGTGGTTGAGATCGAGGGCATATAGGGTGCCGTTTTGCCAGTCGAGGCCGACGTTGGTCCCGTTGAAAAAGGCATGACATAGCACCCTGTCTCTATTAAGGCTTCCATCGGTAGGATTAGTCCAACATCTTTGGTGCCATCCCATCGTTGGGTCGCCGGCCGCTTCATCCCAAGCCCAAGTTTGGTTTCCGCTGGGGAAATTGAGGACATAGAAAGTGTGTCCGTCTTGTTGATAACAGTACCCAACCGCGTCCGAGATGGTTCCGCCTGCAGCCATCTTCCGAATAGCTGTCTCAAGAGCATGGTTGCTAATTCTCTCCGTTTTGTAGCCTTGCTGCCGAAACACCACGCCTTGCCCAGCCAAATCCTGCCCGAGCCAGAACACATTTATATCAGTTGCAGCCAAAGAATATTTGGCGACAGTTCCGTGTTCAACATAAGCCCATGTCATCTCAGCAAACGGGAACAACGTCCCACCCACATTGTACCAAATTTCGCTCTTCAACTGCCCTATCAAATTTATAATGTGCCGGTTGACAATAACGGACTGTAGGGGATCTGGATAGCCTGACTTGCCGGCTATGTAAGTGGGGTCCCACCTGATCTCATTGGACAGACTAGACCAAAATAGGTTGGTCCCCGGCTGGTTACCGATGATGAAGGTGTCGATGTAGTCAATTTTGTCGGCCCCAACAAACAGCCCTGTTGGATCGTTGATCTGGCTAAAGCTGTGGCTCCCCAAATCGACTTGCCAGCCGTTGCTAGATCCATCGACGATCATCAATGTAGTGCCATTGTCAATCATCGAGCATATGTTGGTCCGATACGGGCTAATGCTTCCTTCCTGAGTTAGTGTCCAAGAAGGGCTGACGTTGTAGACATTGCTTCCGATGATGGCCCAACCTTGCCCGTCGGAAGACCGATATAGGCCCCTTCCCGGTGCGGGAGTTGGCGGAGAAACCAAACTGCGAAGCCCCGGCCTCTGATAAAGAGTCATTGGGGCAATGCAATCCTTCCTGTTTACCTCTGGATACAGGTTGACGCATCGTTGCGCAGACGCAATTATTCCCCGAGTGACATAAGATCCGCCAAGGAGAGGAATCTGCATAGCTAGCTACGCAGAAATGCTCTGCTTCCAATTGCCAAGCTCGAAACACTCATAGCTGGCGCATTTGCCACTTGCCTGCGCAACACCAACTCCTGTTGCGGCCGGTGTTACACTAGTGTTTGGCGTGATGGTATCGCCGGCCCCGCCATTGGCCGCATTGCTCGGCTGCCCAAACACTTGCAGAGAGTTAGCCCCATTGTTGTTAATAGAGACAAATCGGCCCGGCAAGGCTTGCGGCAGCATAACACTATCTCCCGCCGTCGTCACCGTATCCACTTGATTGTTTGTCGCTGTCAACTGAACAGCATTAACTTGTCCGCCGCCTGGATGGGCTACAATCCCCCCTTGCGTAGAAAACAGCAGACTTAGCAACATGCTGATCTCTTGAATGTCTGCCAATCCGAAAGTCGGCAACATCCCAGTCTGCTGATTGAGATGAGGGAAATACCCAAGGATATTGTATATGTTAGGCCCAGAAGCCATCATTCACTCCTAGTAGAACTGATCGGAGAACACATTGTAAACGCCCGGCCTGTTCATCTCGGCCGGCATCGTCAAGTCTGGAATTTGTACATTGCTTGATCTGATCGTCTGTAGCGCATCCTTTGCCAGCGCCTTTATCTCATCCACCTCCCTCGGCACGACAATCCCATACTTGGACCGCAACCTCAAAGCAAGATTGTACAAGATGGCCGCAAAGTACTCATAGGGTAGTTGAATGAATTGGCTGGCTGTTGTCCAAGCAGACGGCAATTGCTCCATGAAGCTCATCCCGACCGCATAGATATTTGCTTGTGGAACCGGCCAAGGAAAGGCTACACCCAGCGGCCATTGCGGATCGTACCAAATCTTTTTTGGGAAGCTCACCAAATTCTTGAGGGAAATCTTATCATAATCAGCCCGACTCTTGATAAGCTCAAGAGGATAATCGATATTGTTCGTTTGCCCAACAACAAACCCAGGCTGGTTCATCACAAGCTGACGAATGAAGGCAGAGATCAGTTTGGCAGGTCTGACTGATCCTGGTCCTGTGTCAATGTCGCCGCCCGGCCCTACCGAATAGAACTGTGCCCCCGTCGAGGTAATGGTATAGTTGACTACATGATAAATCAGGAAGTTCTTTCGCTCCCACTGCTGCAACATCCATTGCAGCCGGACTTGCGCATCATTCAGGTCCTCTGCAAGCGGAGTCTGCCCAACACCAAATGCCCCACACTCTTTCAAGGCTTGTAGACAGATATCCCTGACAGTAGTCTCAATAGGGTTCAGTTCCATGCTACATGGTCACTTTCCGATCTCCGTCCGGCTTCCGCTCGAATTTGGTGGCGGTTTGCTCCCTCGCCAATTGCTTTCGGAGCCGTTCAATTTCAGCTTCCATAGCCTTGATGTGTTCGGCCGATGAGATTGGAGGGGCTTCTTTTCCAGCCGCCGCCATCGCCTTGGCCGGATGATCGTGCCAGCCCTCCTCCCGCAACTTATCCGCTTCCTCCTCGTTATGCGCCACCCGACTAATAAGCTCTCGCTGTTCCCCAACCATCTTCGGCCCCATCGGTGTTACAACAACCTCAGCCGGCCTGGTAATCCGCTCCTCCCCTTTCGGGTGGTAAAACATCATTGGGTACTCGACCGGCCCTTTGTATAGCCGTGCCCCCTCCGGAGTCATCGAGTCCGCATTGGCAGAATTCTGCGCAAATACCCCCTTTGCCTCCATCATGTCGTAGACAGTAAAGCGCTGGTTTCTCGGTGTCATCGGCATTGGTTAGCCCTTTTTGCTGGCGGGCGCCGGAGGGGGAACTTCTGGATTGTTGCGCCAGCCGCTTGCCAAAGCCTCTTTCTCTGCCTTAGCGTCCGGCACAATCATTGCCTTAAGGTCCCGCGGCCCACCCTGATAAAGCATCTTCGGAAACTCTTCCGTCTGTTTTGGCACTAAATTCACAATACCAAAGTCAAACCCCATCTGCCGCAGCTTGTCTAGCTCCATCGCAATGTTGTCAAGAGACACCTTCGCAGTCATTTGCCGCTGCAAAGTATCCTGAGACCCCGCAACAAGCTGGATAGCCTCCTCCATGCTTCTGACAACATGCTCTGGCTGAAATCCTTTGTCAGCCCTGATCTGATCCACCATCGTCTCTTTCCTTATCCAACCGTGTTTTCTCAAATAGAGAAGGTAGCACTGGCAGGTTTCTTTGCCGGACCCCGCCTCTGCCCTCAAACTGCCGCTTCATCCCCTCGTGCCGCTCCGCCTCTTCCAAAGTCGGAAACCATCCATCGCCAAGCTCTGCCAATTCCCAAGGCGATCGCACCAACCGACCTTGCGGCGCCGCAACCGTATGGAAGTAGGTTTTGGGCCATGCTTCCTTTTCTGGCCACGGACCGGCTTCCAAATGGTAGAAGTGGCCGAGGCGAGCCAGAGCAGCGAGACTCGCCTCGGCTTCGCGGAGAGCCATTTCGATCACTCTGCATTCCTGTGGTTGCCCTGCATGCAAAGCGAGTAGCTCTTCGCGAATGCTTTTCCATCCGACCGGCTCGATCACAGACTGGTCATGCCAGTCTTTCTTGTGGATATCCTCATTGACCTTAGGCTTTTTATTTGCCATGCCCCTGCCTAGCTGTAGACCTGGTCAGCCACAATGCACGCCCACTCCGGCCGTATCCACAGATACCCGTACAGCACATCCAAGCGGGTAATGAGTTGGTCGGTCCCGATGAAGTAGTCAGTGACCATTCTCATACTGACGCCATCGAAGATCTCTCTGGCCGCCTCATGCACGTTCTTTGGCATTTCCAGGTCGGCCGTCGCCAGCGTCACCGCTTCTGGAGCATAGCTAAAATTTTTGGTGTAGCTGACGCTTGGCGCCAGTCCGGCGACCGGATTGACAGCGGCCCCATTGGCTGGGCTGACATCGACCGTCTGATACTGAGTTTGCTGGCCACCCGGTCCCGCAGGAACAATAGCGGGATAAATAGGAACCGTCGTCGCACCCGACGCAACATTGGCGGTCACGACAAACTGTCGGAGTCTTCCCGTCGATTGTTTGGTGATCCTGTTGACCTGATGAACGCCGGCGATCGTGATGACATCACCAATATTCAAGGAGCCAGCTAGGGCGTTGACCGTCAAATTCAGGCCAGTTTGGTTCGCACCATTCACCGTGGCAGAGCCCTGCGCAAGGGTGCCCGTCGTATGGGTGATAACCGTCTGGTCCTTCATCCAGATAAAGCCGAGCGCATCGTACATCCGGCCTGTGGTGTACTGTCGGCTGATCTCGCTCTGTGGGTTCAGCAATCCAGACAGAGTAGCCACAACCGACGCCTCGGTATCCGGGCTGTTGACAATCTTGCGATTGGCAATTGGAGCGGAGTTGTTGTCTAAAATCGCTCCAGACCTCAGATAGGTGCTTTGAATAGGAGTCAGAATGTTGTTGTTGGCATCCTGATTTGCAGTCCAATTGCAAATCCCTCCCTCACTGCCGCTCATAATATCCACTGCGACCGCACCGGCCAAGTTGTTGACCATCGGGGCGAGGACACGCCGGCTGTAGTCATCAAGGGATAGAGTTCGGTCGGCCGTGCTATACGCAACATCAACATGTTTCTGTGTTGCTAGGACCAAAGTCGTGCTTTGCTCTGCGGTATCCTGCACAGACAGCGCCGGCCCTGTCGTAACTGTGAAATCATTGGGCAACCTGATACGCAATGTGCTGCCAATCTTGGCTCCGACCACAGCAAAACTGTCGTCATATTGCATATCCACATTTTGTAGAAAGGCGTTGCTGTTTTTCCAAAGCCGCACCGCCTCGCGGGTAATCATGTTTATCGTGAGAAGACTGTTTGCCACCGCAATATACCTTGTGTTTGGCGCGGTTCCTCAAGTGCGCCAGAATTAGAGTTGGGCAACTCCAATAAAGCCCATCCACCAGTCTACGGGACTGGGACCGAGTCAGGCCATTTAAAGTCATGCCGAGGACCTATTCTCCAACCGTCAGCGACCGTATAAGCCGCCTCTGTCTTTTAGCTGCTTCTCCCGGCGCCTGATCCATTCCTCCATGCTCAGACGATCGGCCTCATTGGGATTGTCCGGAGCCAGTTCATGCACCGGCCTTCTGGTCCCCACCGGATTGATCGGCTTTGGCGCCTGACTAACCTGCTCTGCCGGGCTTTGCGCCATCCTTCCTAACTCTAACCCCATTCGCAGCGGTGTCATCCCCAACAACCTCGCCGCTTCATTCTTGTCCTTCCCCAATTCATAAAGCAGTCTTGCTGTGTCGCCTGCTTCCAGCGCCGCTTGCAAAAACTGCGTATACTGTTGAACCTGTACAGGATCGCTCTGATCCACAAGACTGCGAAGGTTGCTGATACTCTCATCAAAATCATTAAATTGCTTGCGGCCAGCAAGAGCCACCTCATTGCAGCGCCGATTAAACTCTTCTGCCTGCGCCCGCCGTTCCACCTCTTCGCGAATGCGGGCTTCCAAATCAGGCTGCTGTTCCTCTTGAGAAGGCTGCGCTTGTTGTTGTCTGTACTTGGCAAGCTCTTCCTCAAGCTGTTTCCGCCTGGCAGTCAGTTGGGCAATACGCCGATCCCGCCAGTCAACTTTCTCCTCTCTTGGCTTTGCCTTCTCTTCCTGTTCTGGTTTCTGTTCCTCTTGCTCTTGCCCCTGCTCTTGCTCCTGACCTTGATTTTGTTCTTGTTGTTCTTGCTGTTCCTGTTCTTGTGCTTGAGTCTCCTGCTCCTGCTCTTGAACCTGGCCCTCCTGCTCACCGGCCATTGCGCACCCTCCTCACTCCTTTTGGCAAACTCCTATCCAATACCAACGCTTCCATTATCTTCTCTTTCAAGTCTTCATCATCGGTCTTTTGCAACAACAATGCAAGTGTGGCCCGTGCAAACGGCACGCAAGCCGGCCACTTCGTTTCAACAAACCTTTTCGCAAGTTCTTTCTCTGTCACCTCTGGCCAGCGCTCCTTCCACAACCTCCGCAACAGGTTGTCGGACATAAGCTTGTCATAGAGCGCACCGGCCGCTTCCTTTGCCACCTCTGCTATCATCTCGTGCGCGGCAAACTGTCCACTCTTAACAACTTGCACTGCCTAGCCCTCCGGGTGCATCAACGGACCAAGCACATAGTTCTCTGCACCACTCTCTTGCTCCGAGAACCTGCGAGGGATGCCAAACCCCCTTGCAACCTCTGCAGGGC